AAGAGGACAAGATCATGTTGATCTCATCCTCATTCTCAGTTTCAAAGTCTGCCTGCTGGCAAACAACCTCTTTGATTATATCCTGCTGAAACGCGGTTAAATGGCCGAACCCCTTAGCGCAAATGCGATTGTATGTCAATGCGTCTACATGCCGTGATGCCTGTCTGAGGGCATTCTGTAGTTTCTCAGGCAGGATACTGCCACTTCCAAGCGTTCCATATTCCTCTGGTGTTACATACGGCTCATAACTCATGCTTTTCCTTTCTTGCCTGCCGGCTTAGTCTCTGCCGGAGCTTCCTCTGTCGGTGCCTCCTCTGTCGGAATTTCTGCCGCTAAAGTCTCTTCTATTGGAGCTGCTTCCGACTCCTCTACCTTGTATCCGTGATCCTTAAACCACTGGATAAGGTGTGGATCATTTGTCTCTCCCACACCGTTGCAAAACGGAACAGAAACACCTGTATAATCTCTATTTGGACTGTAAATTTTCATATGGCCCTCCTTACTTAACTTTGATGCCTCGGAATACTCCTGCCGCCTTGGATGCCTTTAATGCGATAGCTGCATTCATCTCGACTTCTCCTTTCTTTACAGCCCCAGCGGTAGAGAAGTCCGGAAGCCATGTCTGCACTGGCGCTACACCTGCAAAGGATACTGCGTGGAGACCATCCATGCCCAGACGCGCTACATACAGAGAAGTCTTTCCAGTTGCGTCAATCTTGATAACTTCCTCGTTTGTTCCCGGCTTTGTCTTCATATCAACAAACGGGATTCCAGCATAGCTCTCAACCTGATTGCCCCAGTTATCCTTAGTTACAGAATACATGGCTGCGCGTCTCGCGCACGCTCTCAGCTTTGCGATCATTTTGTTGTTTCCGGCGATGAAAGATGGTGTGCCATCCAAGCCACCAAGAAACTCATCAAACATATCAAGAAAATACTGATAGTTCTTCGTGACCAGTTCTGATGTTGACAAGTCGATCACACTTTCCACGTTATATTCTGTAGAGCTTCCAGTTAATGCCTTATCAAGTCCATCGAACGCATTTGTCGTGACCGCACTGTCGCCGTTAATGAAAGTGTCATTAAAAAGCGCCTGTGCCGCCTTGATCTTCTGGGCCTGCTGTAATTCTACTTCGGATACAATACCGCCCATTCCGGCAAGAACACGGTCGATCTGGTACGCACCACCAAACACTTTGATATCAACTGTGATTCTTTCCTTGCTTACCTCAGATGACTCGTATTCGTGATTGATCTCACGGAACTGCGCTGTCGGCTGTGTCTTGAGTCTTGTATAACTGTAGCTTGGTGTCGCTCCGCCACCTGTTGGAGATACGGCATCGTCAAAAGTGATATGATCCAGAATCCAGTTGGATTTCTGAAACTCGTCAATAACTCCCATTTGCAGGTCATCCTGCACATTTTTCTTTGCTTCATCAAGTGTAATTGGCATAAATTACTCCTTTCCTTCTGCGCCCAAATTGAGCTTTGCGGCAATTGCTTCTTTCATGGTCATGTGGCCTTCGTTGCCATCCTTGCCACTGTCTGGCTGCTTTCCACCCAGCGGGAAGAATCCTCTCTTTGGATTTGGCTTTTCCTCCTGCTTAAACAGAAACGGCTTGCTTTCCTTCAAGGCCTTCACCTGCTCATCCAAGCCTGTGATTTTTCCATCATCACCAAGGATAAGCTTATCTCTGTTGATCAGGCCTGCAACCAAATCACCGTCCTGTGCAGACGCTGCAATAGACATCTTGATTGCACTGGTAAGCTTTAAGTCCTTAATCTCTTTCTGGTGCTCAGTTTCCTTCTGCTGCATCTGTGTCTGGAAGTCTGCGATCTGCTGCGTCAGGGCGGCATTGTCGCCCGCTGTCTTTTTCAGATCTTCAAGCTGCTTCTTGTGATCGGCTACAGATGTCTCAAGCTGTTTCTTTTCCTGATTAAGCTGATCATAAGACTCTTTCTTTACATAACCATCCAGCTCCTTAGTGGACTCCTCTGCCGCTTTCTTCGCAAGGGATCTGTCGATTCCCAGCGCTTCAAACTGCTCCTGTGTCATCGTGTTCTCCTTTCTGGTAGTTTAATGCCGATTCCGGGCATAAAAATAACACGCATTGCTGCGTGCTTCTTCACTGATTTGTGCTGGCGCAAATTACTCCTCGTAAATCACGTTAAGCCCATATGCAATAGCTGCATCATGCTCAAGTCGGCAGCCTCTTGCCTGTTCCCAACCCTTGCAAAAATATGCCGCATGGCAAAGACTCATGTTCTCTAATGATTTTGCTAAAAAGCAGAGAGGAATTTGTACAACGCCTCTTTCTTTCATTTTCTCGCTGCTATACCACTCATCTGTAAAAAGAGTATTTACGATTTCATAACCCTTTGCCTTTAAAGCTGCAACAGCCTTTTCTCTTGTTGCAACAATTTCCTCCTCAGTTTTGCCAGCCATTGGCTGTGATAACATTGCTTTCACTTGCTTACTCCTCCTTGTAACAGGTGTTAGTCACCTTCTCATAAACATCTTCATATAGTTCCTCTTTGTCGCCATTATATGTATACTCTGCATACACTCCATCATCAAGCACCGTTGTAGCTACAAGGCATTTATAATTCTGCAATACCTTACTGTTCCAGACAATAACTACGTTGTGTCTGGCAATATTTATTGACGGCTTATGCTTGTGATACCACTCAACAAGCTTAGTTTCGCAGACGCTCGCAAAGTGATCTACTCCCGTAATAACCATTAGTGTTATCCTCCCTTCCTTAAAAGTTGGTACAAAAATACCACCAATCGCTCGACTGGTGGTATCTACTGTGCTTTTACTGGCCTTGTTCCCATGACCACTTTTTTACTTTTTCAAATGCCTCTATTGCCTTTTGCGGGGCATTTTCAAGTTT